TATAGTGGTTATTCTAATCAAACAGATAAAAAAGTTTTGATATCTACATGGCAGAGTTTGTATAAGTTGCCAAAAAAATACTTTGAACAGTTTGGTGCAGTATTTGGTGATGAAGCACATTTATTTAAATCAAAGTCACTTACAGAATTGATGACTAAATTAGAAAATTGTAAATATCGTATAGGATTGACAGGTACTTTAGATGGCACACAAACACATAAATTAGTATTAGAAGGTTTATTTGGTGCGGTAAATAAAGTTACATCTACTAAAAAACTTATGGATAAAAAACAACTATCTAATTTAACCATTCGTTGTTTAATATTAAAACATACCGAAGAAAATAGTAAGATGGTAACAAAAGGTAAATACCAAGATGAGGTTGATTATCTAGTAAGTAGTGAAAGTAGAAATAATTTTTTAAGAAATCTTGCAATTAAAATGAAAGGTAATACACTAGTTTTATTTCAATTAGTAGAAAAACATGGCAAGAATTTGTATGAAATAATTAAAGAAAAAGCAGCTGATGACCGAAAAGTTTTTTATATTTTCGGTGGTGTAGAAGCAGATGAAAGAGAAGCAATAAGAGGTATTACTGAAAAAGAAAAAGACGCTATTATTGTTGCAAGTTATGGCACATTTAGTACAGGTGTTAATATAAGAAATTTACATAATATTATTTTTGCTAGTTCAAGTAAGAGTAGAATAAGAAATTTACAAAGTATCGGTCGTGGTTTAAGATTGGGCGACAATAAGACTAATGCTGTATTATATGATATAGCAGATGATTTAACCTATAAATCTAAAGAAAACTTTACTTTAAAACACTTTCAGGAAAGAGTGAGTATCTACACACAGGAAGAATTTGATTATGAGATACATAACGTGTCCTTAAAAGAATAAATAGTTATATGATAAAAGAAAAATTATTAGTTAAACTTATTAGTGGCTGTGAGTTAATTGGTATGGTCGATGATGAAGATCCTCATTGGATTAGAATCCAAGAACCATTAGAATTAAGAACAATAACTAAAGAAACACAATATGGACCAAGAGATGATTCCTCTTTGGCACCTTGGATAATGTTTGCTAATCAAAAGACATTTTCTATACCAAGAGATAAAGTATTAACTATATCAAAAATTAGTAAAGAATTAGATAGTTATTATAGTGTTATTTTAAGACAAATAGAAAATAGAAAAATAAAGAAGCCAATGAGTCCTGAAGAAATGGATAGAATATTACAGTTGGCTGAACGAATTGAAAAAGAAGATAGAATGGAAGAAATGGATGAACAAGATTATGAATTATTTAATAAGATTACTTCAAAGACTATACACTAGCTATAGCTTTCCCTCAAGCGACTACATAGTCGATTATACACACAATCCCAAAATTGTCAAGCACAAGCTTGCATTTTTTTGAAAAATATAGTATAATGCATACTATAAGAAAGAAAAATTATTATGGCTAAAAAAACGAATAAAGCACATTATGTAGATAATAAAAAGTTTCTACAAGCGATGATTGAACACCGAGATAAGTGTCGAATTGCCGAAGAGAAAGGAAAGAAAAAACCTGATGTGTCAAATTATATTGGTGAGTGTTTTCTAAAGATTGCAAACCATTTATCGTATAGACCTAATTTTATTAACTATACTTTCCGAGATGATATGATTTCAGATGGTATAGAAAACTGTTTACAGTATATGAGTAACTTTAATCCTGATAAATCAACAAATCCTTTTGCATATTTCACACAAATAATTTACTATGCATTTATAAGAAGAATACAAAAAGAAAAGAAACAAATGGAAGTAAAAAAGAAACTAATACAAAACGCAGGTGTTGAAAACATGATGGATCAACTAGAAGGAGATGATGCCCAATATAGAAGTCAGCTGTTAGACTTCTTACAAAGAAACAGCAAAGAATAATTTTATTATAAGGTAGGTATGAAGATAGCATTATTAAATGACACCCATTTTGGTGCCAGAAACGATAGTTTGATTTTTGATGATTATTTTTTTAAATTTTATGAAAATATATTTTTTCCATATTTAAAAGAACATAACATTAAAACACTTATTCATTTAGGTGATATCGTTGACAGAAGAAAATTTATTAATTTTAGAATTGCAAATAACTTTAGAAATAAGTTTATGCAAAGACTATGGAATGAAAAAATAGATACACACATTCTCATAGGTAACCATGACATATATTATAGAAACACTAATAAGGTAAATGCAGTACAAGAATTATGTACAGCACCTGATGGTGTAAACGAACCATTTATTTACGAAGATCCTAAAGTAGTAGAGTTTGATGGTCTTAAAATATTATTGTGCCCTTGGATCAACCCAGAAAATGAAGCACATTCCTTACACATTCTTAACACAGTAGAAGCAGATATTTGTATGGGTCATTTTGACTTGAACGGATTTAGAATGATGGACGCTATGGTGCAAACACATGGTTATGATAAAAACATTGTAAGCAGATTTGAGAAAACTTTAAGTGGTCATTTTCATCATAAGAATGATGATGGTCAAGTATTTTATTTAGGTAGTCAATATGAAATGACATGGTCAGATTATAATAATCAAAAAGGATTTCATATATTTGATACGGCTACTAGAGAGTTAGAGTTTGTACCTAACCCATATACAATATTTGCCAAAATAAAATATGATGATACTGAAACTAATTATGATAAGTTTGATGTTACCGAATATAATCAAAAGTTTGTTAAACTAATTGTAGTTAATAAAAAAGATAATGAAATGTTTGATAGATTATTAGATAGATTATATAAAACAATTAGTGTACATGAATTAAAAATATTAGAAGATTATTCAGACTTATCACACCACAATGTAAGTGATGATATTGTTGAAGGATCGGAAGATACAATGACTTTGGTTAATAATTATGTAGATCAGTTGCCAGTTGATTTAGATAAAGATAAACTAAAACAAATGATAAAAGAAACTTTTATAGAGGCACAAGATACAGATGTGGTAGCCAATGATTAATTTTAGAGTAGTAAGATATAAAAACTTTTTAAGCACAGGTCAACAGTTTATAGAGATACCTTTAGATAAGTCTAATACTACATTGGTTGTAGGTGAAAACGGTGCAGGTAAATCTACCATGTTAGACGCTTTATGTTTTGGTTTATTTCAAAGACCATTTAGAAATATTAAAAAAGATCAGTTAATTAATTCTCTTAATGAAAAAGAATGTATTGTTGAAGTTGAATTTACAGTAGGTCAAAAAGAATATAAAATTATAAGAGGTATCAAACCAAATACATTTGAGATATGGTGTGATGGTGATATGTTAAACCAAGACGCAGCTCAAAGAGATTATCAGAAGCATTTAGAACAACAAATATTAAAACTAAACTTTAGGTCATTTACACAGGTTGTTATATTAGGTAATGCTTCGTTTGTACCATTCATGCAATTACGAGCAAGACATAGAAGGCAAGTTGTAGAAGAAATATTAGATATAGAAATCTTTTCTAAAATGAATTTAATGTTTAGAGAAAAGGCAAAAGCACAAGATGAAATTATTAAACAAGATGATTTTGAATACTCTATATTAGATACAAAAATTGAAGATAAAAAATCATACATTGATGATATTAGCAATCGTAGTAATGATTTAGCTGATTCAAAAAAGGCAGACTTAAATAAAGCTATAACTGATATATCTAATTATGAAGAAGATGTTAAAAAAGTTAGAATAGATATTGCTGAATTACAAAAAGAAATATTAGATGAAACAAAAGTAAATGCTAAACATAAACAACTTCATAATTTAGAAGCAAAACTAGAGAACACTTGTAGCAAACATAAAAAAGATTTAAGTTTTTTTCAATCACATAACGATTGCCCTACCTGTCAACAAGCAATTGATGAAGCATTTAAATCAACAATGATTAGTAAAAAGGCAGAAAAAATACAAGAAGTGGAAAGTGCATTAGGTCAAATAGAAAAAGAAATCAAAACAAATGAAATGAAGTTAGATACTATTAATAAAACAATGGTAACAATTAGAGAAAAAGAGTTATTAATTAATCGGTATGAAACATCAATAGAAGAAATTAAAAAACAAACAACTAGACTAGCACAAGAAATAGCAGAGTTGACAGATGAAAAAGTATCAACAGCTGAACAAACAGGAGAATTAAATCAGTTACAAGAACAACTTATAGAAACAGATATTAAGAAGAAAAAAGATAAAGAGCATAAAGTTTATATAGACACCGCTAGAGCACTTATGCAAGATACTGGTATCAAAACAAAAATTATCAAACAATACCTACCGATAATGAACCAGTATATTAATAAGTATCTAGCGGACATGGACTTCTTTGTTAATTTTACCCTCGATGAGGAGTTTAATGAAACAATTAGGTCCAGGTACCGTGATGAGTTCAACTATCATTCTTTTAGTGAGGGTGAAAAATTAAGAATAGACCTGTCTATACTATTCACTTGGCGTGAAATTGCTAAGTTAAAAAATTCTACAAATACAAATCT